GGCTCCAAATGTATGAGATTCATCGACAATCAATACATCCATGCTTGCAAAAAACTCGTACTCTGGAGTTCCCTCTTTAAGATTTGCAATAGAGTCCCCAATAGCAATGGTTAGTTTTTTATCATACCTCTTTAAGCCATCTCCTAAATAGCCTACATATTTGCTACCTAGATGATTTTCAAAGTTCTCAATAGATTCATGAAAAATTCCCTTACCAGGAACAACGATACAGGTTTTTAGTCCCATCTCCTTGCATAGACTCAAAATAATGGCACTTTTACCTCCACCCGTAGTAATGCTGACATTCCCATGTTTTTGGGCAAGTAAATTGGCTATAGAACCGCTTTGATAAGGATGCAGAGTAAATTTAAGAGGCTTCTTCCATGGAATCTTGGTAAAGTTCTTATATTGTACCTGATTTACAATTTGCAAATTAAAAGTTGACAAATGTGTTAGGGATCCAGGTCTAATGTAAATTCCATCCTCGTCCTCAAATACCAAGCATTTTGTTACCTGAGCCTTCAATCCATCTAAATGGGCAGTCCAACTAACAACATTTTGGTTTTTCCAGCGAAAATTATCGTAATGTCTCTTTATGAGATGTTTAACGGCTGTATTGTCGTAAGTAAGCTTGTCTTTTAGACAATAAAGCTCATCTTCAGTATATGATACCAATCTCGCCTTAATTGGACTTTCTATGGTTATTTTCATAATTTTAATGCTTTATTTATTTTATTTATATGCTGCAAGAATTCCTCATTGGACATGTTCGATTTCATTGATTGACAAACAAAACAACAACTTTGAATATTTAATGTTTTATAATAATTTTCGTTGTCTTTTCTGTCTACAGAATTGAGTGGCATCGTTTTTGTTGGATCGTTTCTATTCTTACGAATGGAAAACCCTTTACAATAAGAACATGGCATTTTTGCCACTTCTACATACTGTTCTAAAGTCAAATGAGATTTTATATTTCTAAGAGTTGCGGCATGTAAATGACCTTCGTAAGCCCTATTTATTATGGACTGATTGTTTGGCAAAAGATGGCTACATTCCTTGCTACAACCAATATTTTTTACCTTTTTGAGTTTATATGAACTTACTATGCATTTTTTTTCGCAATTACATTTGCAATTCCAATATCTACTTCCTCTTTTGTTTACCCCATAGAAAGACTCTACTATTAATTTTCCATACTTCTTACCCACAAAATCCACAAAATTTGGCCTACATTCACTTTTCCCACAACTTCTTATTAGCCCTTGGCTAAATGGATTTGATTTAACTATTTTTGTGTTTCCACAATCACACTTGCATACCCATAACATTCTATTATCTTTATCGCGTTTCTCCAAGGAACTTATGGCTATTAATTTTCCAAATTTAACGCCTGTCAAATCTAATGTCTTTCTCATATATATCAAGATTGCATCACTAATTTTTTCATGTGTGATGAAACAGTGACTTACCGCCCTATAATAATATTGTATGTAGTTTTATAGAATAGGTCAATAGATATGATATAATCAGTATAAGTTTTAAAAGGAGATTAAATGGCATATCGTAAAGCAAAAACAGCACCTAAATTATATTTGGCCGATAAGGACAGAATTAAGGCAATCGTATTAGAAACCATGAATGATATCAGCCTTCTTGTCGGCGCGACACTTGGTCCCGGAGGTAAAGTCTGCTTATTGGAGTCTGATCATCAGGACATCTCAGACCGTATCTCTAAGGATGGTATCTCGGTATTTCAATCAATGGCTCATCAGAATGCCTACAAGCATAGTATCATTGAAGTTGCTCGATCGTGTTCTCTTAGGACGGCCACCGAAGCTGGGGATGGCACAACGACCACTGCGGTTTTAGCCAATGAAATTATTAAGAATATTTTTGCTTTTTGTGAAAATAATCCAAAAGAAAGTCCTCAAAAAACTGTTCGTCGTATCAAGAAAGTAATGGAAGACGTACTTCTTCCTTATATTAAGTCCCAAAGTATTAAAGTAACCCAAGAATCTAAGGACTTGCTTTTAAGCGTTGCTACCATCAGCGCCAACGGAGAAAAGGCTCTTGCTGAAGCAGTTCTTAAATGTTTCGAAGAAGTAGGTTTTGGCGAAAGCAGCCATGTTACTATTCGTGAGCTTCCTGGTCCAAGCGGATACAAAGTTGAACGAATTGAAGGATACCCAATCCCAATTGGCCTAGAGGAAAGTTCTGGTAAATACTTCACAAGTTTTATCAACGATCAAGGAAATCAACGAGCTTATTTAGAGAATCCTAAATTCATCATTTTTGATGGAGCAATTCAAGACCTATTGCCATTAAGCCCTCTTCTTAATGCTATTGAGGCACGTATCCAAGAAGACCCTGCTAAAAATAAAGATCTTAAAAATCTTGTATTGGTTGCAAATGGATTTTCAGAGACAGTTATTTCTACGCTCGCATTTAACTTTGAGCAAACTGGCACTCTCCGAGTTCTTCCAATGAAAGCTCCAATGGCTCAATTCATGAACGCACAAAGTCATTGGTTAGTCGATTTGGCTGCCTTTACAGGAGCAAGAGTATTTGGCATGAAAAACCAAATTAATGACGCTACTGTTGAAGATTTAGGAAGCGGAATGGAAAGCTTTGAGGCCACACGTTTCAGAAGTACATTGAGTGGTACTCCAGATGAAATAAATATCGAATGCCGCGCAGAAGAATTGACAACCCAACTTAAGAGAGCCGAATCAAAAGCTGAATCTGGTTGGTTAGAAGAACGTATTGCAAAAATCACTTCAGGTATCGCAAAACTTACGGTGGTTGGATCTTCTCCTGGAGATATCAAAGAAAGATGCGACCGAGCAGAGGATGCAGTGTGCTCTATTCGTAGTAGTTTAACTAACGGAATTCTTCCGGGTGGTGGACGAGTAATTCTTAATATGGCTCTTAAATTATCTAACGAATTACCAAAAAACGATCCAGCTCTAGAAATTCTAATGCCATCTTTTATCAGTGTTGTAAACCGACTCCTTGAAAATGCCGGTTACAACGAAGAGCAGGCAGGAGAAGTACTTGGTCATTTAGTCAGTAATCCAGAAGATGTTTACGATATCGAAAATCAAGTATTCGGAAAACCCGAAGAGTTGGGATTATTTGATGCTTGTAAGGCTGTAAGCGAAGCTCTACGTAACTCAGTTGAAATTGCAGGTGTTCTTGGAACTCTTGGTGGTATCGTAGTTCACCCTCGTGACTCTGATTTCGAGCGTAAAGAAGCTTCTCTTGATGAAGAATGGCGCAAAGTAAGTGCTAATCCAGATGCTTACCAGAACCCTGCTTTAAATAGAGCTAGACAGGGCGCTCAACAATAACATGGATTTCAAAGCTTTAACAGATGAGCAGAAGAAGGAGATGGCGGACTTAATGTTCGAGCCTCTTTCTTCTGCTAGTGACGTTAAGGACTGGGCTCGGGCCTTTTTAGATCTAGAGCTTCCACTTGAAATTACAGATCCAGATAGCACAAGCTCTCCTCTCGATGCCGTGTGGCAAATCTACAATGGCGCTAAAAATAACTCAGGAGATATAACTCCAGGTTACATTTTGATGAGTTGTCGAGAAGGTATGAAAACCGTTTCTGTTGCGATATTGGAGCTTCTCATTATGCTCCATTTCCAAAGAACTGTAGCTCACGCTGCCGCAACCGAAGAGCAGTCAGCCGTTGCTATCGGTTACATTAACGATTTTATCACCAAAATTCAGCCCTTATTAGAATCTCGTGGCTGGGTAAACATGACCCAAAATAAACGGACTATTAAATATAAGACCCCGGAAGGAAAAGGTCCCTTCATTAAAATTTTAATTTGTACCCCTAAAGGTATGAATTCTTTGCACGCTAACTTTTTGTTCCTGGATGAGTTGGATTTGGCCGATCCTGCAGCCATCAAACAAGGTAAAAACATTACCGGTTTCAGTCGTGGGTTTTATGGGGTTAAGGTTTATTTAAGTACTCGTAAGTACGCTTTCGGTAACATGCAAGACGCCCTAAATAAAGCCGCTGATATGAACTATAAGGTTCTTTCATGGAATATTCTGGACGTTACTGAAGCATGTCCACCTTCAAGGCACAAACCAGAACTTCCAAGACAGGACATGTTCGTTGGTAAGAACCTTCCGCTAGTAAGACTTACTGGCGATGAATTTAATGCTCTTTCTGATGTAGAAAAAGCTAAATACGACATGATCCCAAATGCATATGCTGGATGTGTTGGGTGCAAGCTTCTCCCTGTATGCAGAACACGATTAACTGAAAAACCTGCTTCAGCAACAGATGGTTTTTATAAACCTATTATTTCCATCATCAATAAGTTCGCCGAGAATGACGTTGACGTTGCAGAGGCTGAGTTAATGTGCTGGAAGCCCGGTACTGCTGGATTGGTGTACCCAAGATATATCGATCGAAGTAATGGCGGAAATCTCATTACCGTAAATCAAGCTTTTGAAACTCTCATAGGAAGCGCTCCTCCACCAAAAATTACTGAACAGAATATCTACTCGATTATTAAACAATTGGATCTACCAATTTACTGTGCAGTGGATTGGGGTTTTGAGCACGATGCCGTTATCTTGGTTGCTGTTAAAGTGCCGAATGGTGAAGTATGGATTATTGACTGTTTCTCAAGTCCAGGATTAGAGATTCAAGACTTACTCAAAGTAGCCATTAATTTTAAAGACAGATTTGGTCCAAGGAAGTGGTATTGCGATACCAACGCACCAGGAAACATTAAATCTTTTGTAAGAAACGGTATGCCTTGTCCAAAATTCGTTAAGGACGTTCAAGGCGGTATCGGTGCAGTTCGCGGTAAAATCATTACTGCTGACGGTCACAGAATGCTTAAAGTCCTAGAGATAGAAAACACCAAGAAAGTAAGAACTGCTATTATGAAGCACAGATTCTTACTTGATGGTCAAGGCCATGTAACGACTACCCCGGATAATGATGCCGGTGTTGCCGATATATGTGACTCCCTTCGATATTTAGGCCAAAACATATTTCCATTAGCCGGTACTCAACGTCCAAACATTACTTCAATGGATCCAAATGCACCCAGTCAGATTCCAGATGATCAAAAATATACTCCTGAACAACATGAAATTATGCAAACTGCTCTAGATAAGGCTCTAGGGAAATCCACTAAAAAGGGTGGTACCGGAAAAAGAGGTAGTTTTCACTTTAATTTCTGATACAATCTTAAGAGTATGATTGGCGGATGTATTTATAAAATTACCAATAAAATCAACGGCAAAATGTATGTGGGTCAAACGACACAGCCTCTCCACGTTAGATTTAATTCTCATTGCGCAAAACATAGTCATTGCAAGTATCTATTGAGCGCTATAAACACATATGGGAGAAGTAATTTTACGATAGAAACACTTTTCTCTGCGAGATCTGAGAATAAGAGCGAATTAAAAGACATTTTAAATAAAGAAGAGAGTAAGTTGATAATTTTACTCAATACGGTAGCTCCAAACGGATACAACCTAACTTCTGGCGGGGATTGTGCAAAATTTAATAAAGAAAGCATTGAGTCTCGTGCCCAAAAACACAAAAAGCCAATTAGATGTAACGAAACGGGACAAATATGGGAATCGACAAAAGAATGCGCAGCTTATTTTGGAGTAAAATCTCAATCTATTTATAGAATTTTAAGGGGTATTCGCGATACGTTTAGGGGATTAAGTTTTTCATACATCAATCCAAGTCGTTCGAAAAATAAAATTGTTAGAACGAGAAAAATAAGATCTTTGGACAGTTATGATCTTACGGGATTATATGAAAAAATAAATGAACAAAAAAAAGACCTATAAAGTGCAACGAG